TACAAGATTGCGATCATTGCGGTTTCGTAACGTTTGCCTGTGTTCGTTTCCATATTCTTATAATACCACGTTCATGCGCGACTTTGCACCGTGGGAACGTTTTTGTTTAGATACTTGATGTTAATTGTGGGAAATGAATTCTGTTCCGTCCCACGCCATGACATAGCCGTAAACATCTTGATCCATACGATGTACGAAATTACAAAGCTCGTCAGTCCGTATGGGATGGATGAATACATCACACATGATCGCCGCCTCGGCTTGATCTTCATTCAATTTGAGCTTATCCATGAGGTTTTTAATTCGCTCGCCATCGTCAGCGAGTGGGTTGAAGAACACCGCTGCAGGCCCGCCGGGATGGTGCGTTTTCATCCAGAGCTCGACGAGTTGGTTTCGCCGCGGCTGAATCGCCTTTGTCGACTTGTCGTCTTTCATAGTCTTAATATACCACGTTCATGCGCGACTTTGCACTGAAGCGAAAAGATTAGGTGGATAAGTTTTTAGCCATGGTCAAACGATTAGCCATTCAGCGACTAATGGGAAGCCAGCGAAGTCCGCCGGGCCCGCCTGAGATAAAAGTCGTTTTGATCTTTTTTGCCACGCTGCGTTTCGTTTCCATAGTCTTAGTATAACACGTTCGTGCATGACTTTGCATGAAGTTTGCAACAAAGGTTGACAATAAGCGCCGGATGATTGCCCATCCACCCATGACACAGCCCAAAAGCCTCCTGAGTCACCTTTGGCGGCCTTAGCCAGGTTAGCCTATAGGAATGGCATGCCGGCGTCGCCTAGAGCGTCCTGACACGGTTACACCAAGGATGTAAGGTTACACTGGAGATATAATTTGATTAAACATTGAATTCAGTGCAAAGTCATGGGTGAATGAGGTATACTAGAAATATGAAACGCAATCGAAATAGTCTTGTTGCCGCTATGAAACACAGCGTGGCAAAAAAGATCAAACCTGGTGATTGCTTCTTTCTCCCCGCGAGTGCCTACATTTGGTACACACGCTCAGATGATGATGTGTCACGCCTGTACGAAGATGATCGCATCAACGGGGACACCATCGGAGACGATGGCGAAAGCCGAGTTTATTCGCGGCAAGGCTCTGCTCGTCTACCTTCCCCTACTGGGGTGATTATCACCCGACTTAACGGCGTGGAATGGCATGGATGGGGAAAGAAACCTGTAGGACTTGTCGTTGCGACGGTAACCACCGGACCCTACATCGGTCGCACTGTCGCTGTGTATCGATGTGAGCTTAAGATCAAGATGTGAATGGCGACTTTCCTTGTGCAAAGTCTCCGATAAACAGGTTATATTGGAATTGTAACAATGAATCATCGTGGCACCCGAAGAAATAAGGTCTTGTGGCAGCCAAATCAAATGACGGCTGTTGAGCTTCCACTTCGCAGGTATGTGTCAGACGTTTCGGTGAAGTCAGATAACGTCGAACTTTTTGAAAGAAATCTCAGCGTAGGTGGTCTCTTTATCACTAATTCGTTGCTAGCCATTGCTGAATCGGTGTATCATCGACCGGCGTGCCATCCTTATTTAATCGAGGCGGTGATGATCTCGTTATCAATGACGAGCGCGCATATTAAAGTGGGCGAGATTGCAATTTATGCTGGGCTTTGTTATGTTGAAGAAGAAGCTAACAAACGACGACTCATGGTTGCTCGTCACTCGTTTATAATCAACGGTGGGCAATATATCTTAACAAATTTGAACTTATTAAATCCTGTCATATAGATGACATCATGCAAAGTTCATTAGCGAAGTGATATATTAGGACTATGAAGCGTAATCGAAACAGTCTTGTTGCCGCTATGAACAAGCGCCACGTATCTGGGCGACCTATGAAAAATCGCCGCGATAAGCGCAAGAACAATCCAAAGAAATCCTGGCGACAGGATGAAGAAGCTTGAGTATCGTAAGGAAGACTATTATGAATATGACACCTTCTCCGAAAAGTGCCGTGAAGTATATGGCAGAAATGCTATATCCTGATAGGACGATTGATATTGAAGCCTCGCGGGGGAAGGGCGGTGGGAAACGTTACCCATATCGTGTGACTGTTTTTGCTGACAAGAAAGCAGTTGGTTGTGCAGAACATCGTAGCTGGCGTACAGCGTATAAGATTCTTGAGATCCAGCTCGCAAAGCAGGCAATTCTATGATTAAAGATCAGATTCAGGCGTACAACAGGCTTACTGGCGTGAAGGCTATCCTCAGGGAACTTTGCTTATATGATATTCCGTCAAGCGAATATTACACCGATTTGTTGCATGCCTTGGAAAAGGTTGGTGCAGCACAACGTGACGTCGGATGGGATCCGCGACCAGAAAAGTCCGAAGTGCCGTGCAAAGTTAACGCTCGATAAGATAAGATAAGAAAGTTAGAGGAACATCATATGACTACAATGCAGATTCGTACATTTTTGAAGGTCGCCCCTCTTCTTCCGAAGGAGACGTCTATTCTTCTTCGCGGTGCTCATGGTATCGGGAAGAGTCAAGTTGTTCGTCAGGTAGCACAAGTGATTGCTACGAATAATCACTTTGCGAATTTTGAAGTTATTGATCGTCGACTCTCTCAAATGAGCGAAGGCGATATGATTGGTCTCCCTAGCACCGATGGTGAAGTTACACGATTCAATCCGCCTGGGTGGTATAAGCATGCATGCGATGTGCCTGTGTGTTTGTTTCTTGATGAGCTTAATCGAGCCACGCCTGAAGTTATGCAGGCAGCATTTCAAATTGTACTTGATCGTGAGCTTAATGGATGGAAACTTCATCCTGACACTCGCGTATTCGCTGCAGTTAACACAGGCGGAAACTATACGGTTAATGAAATGGATCCTGCATTGCTGGATCGTTTCTGGACTATCGACTTAACTCCTGACGTCAAGGACTGGCTTACGTGGGCAAAAGACACTGGACTCATCCACGACAACGTGATGACGTTTATTGCAGGCAACGATAAATGGCTCGATCCACCGAACGTAGGAGATTCTAGCGCAGTTAGTCCTAGTCGCAGATCGTGGGAGCGTCTTAGCACAGCGTTGCGCCTTGTTGACGTTGCAGATAAACCAAACGATCCGATGTTCTATCCGCTTTGTCTCGGTTATGTTGGAACAGAAGCGACAATCGCATTTCATGGTTACGTAAAAACGATCGACGCACAAGTTACTGGTCAGGAAATTATCGAAGAATACGATAAGGTTAAAAAGAAGATTGAATCGCTCGGTCAAGAGAGGCTCAATATCGCCATCGAAAAAATGTCTGAGTACGTTACAAAGAATCTGACAGTCTTGAATGATGTTCAAGGTGCGAATCTTGAGGCATTTATGAATAGTCTTCCAGCCGAACTACGCGTATCAGCTTGGTCGAAACTCACTGCCGGAGGTATTGAAAAGCTTGACCTTGCCAAGAGCGTTCATAAGTGGTGCGTCGCAGGTATTATTGCTGTCTTTAACACCGATAATAAAAATGACAAAACTGACGCCGCTGATAAAACAGTCGGCCAGCCTGTCGCGAAGAAAGCAAAAGCGAAAAAATCATAAAAAGTTATCTTATAAACAAGATATAAAATAAGAAAGTGCTTCGCTGGTTTTTATCAAATATCATTGCCACTGCACTAGGCAGTTGTGATTCGCGATGATTAAATTTGATAAACAACTTTGGCTAACTCGGGCATGGTCCAGATTTAAACGGGCAGCGTACAAAGGTACTTCTGCCCGTCGCCGCGGAGAAGCTGAGAAACAATGGTTTAGAGACGTAGTATGTATTGAGAAACTTGCCCTGGTTGTTGATTGGTGTTGCTATCGAAATGTTACTGTATTGTTTGGTAAAAAAGAAGGTGGATCATACGATTCGATAACTAAAGTTGTTACGATGGCTGGTCGTAATCGGCCAGAAAAACAGCTTTATATTCTTCTTCACGAATGCGGTCATCATCTTATCGGTTATGATGAAAAAGACGAACGATTCGGTATAGGCTATCCACACTGTGGAGACGCGAATATTAATACAACATTTCATCATCGACTTGCTTGTCTAGAAGAAGAAATAGAAGCTTGGGCTCGTGGGTGGCGTCTAGCAAAACGTTTGCTACTTAATCTGGATAGGGCTGCGTTTGATGTCGTTAGGGTAGATTGTCTTAAAAGTTATGTTAAATGGGCAAACAGCAAGGCGTTATTAACGTCGGTCTGATACATTTCAATATGAATATGCACCCGCAATATATCAGAATCATTAAAGATTTGCAGGACTTGCAATATCACCTTACCATTTTGGGTAGATACCAAGAAGCTTCTCTCATTACTACTACACTCACTCACATGCTTCAAGCTACTACTATCGCTAACACTTTTGATTCATCAACTTTCGAATCAACAAATGTGTCTCTATCAAAATAGGTTTTTGAAATGTCAATGCTCTAGACAACTAGTGTCTTAGAAAAGAGTTTCAATAATGCCGTTTGTTTTATTCTTTGTCTTCCTCGGGTTGACCATTGCGTTCCCGCAGTTTACGCGTTTTACGCTTATAGCGCCAATTCTCGCATTCACGTTCGGCGGATTCTTTTGGGGTCTTGCAGGATGTTTTAACCTAGCCTCCCTCTCTATAGGTTCATTCATGTTGTTCTTTTGTCTTGCATATGTCATCACCATTTTTGCGACCAGCAAGTAAAATTATAAAAACGCGGGGAGCTTATGCAAAGTCGCGACGGAACATGATAGAGTAGAACAATGGCGTATATCAAAAAAGGTGATCTTCTTCTTGTAGGCCCCGGTCAACGCAAAATGATTGCTGCATCGGACGATTATACCAAACGTTTGGGCGGTACCGCAGATTACGAAAACGACTGGCGCTTTGTTGGTGCCGTCAATCTTTTAGACCCAGCTACTGGGGCAACCACCTGGGCGTTGACGAGTGATGTCAAAAAAGTTTCCTAAAGATAGTAATGTTGTGACTTGTTATTCCGTCAACCAACATGAAGTCAGATATGCAACTCGCGTAGATGAATTCCTTGGAGAAACTTGCTTGCCATTTATGGCCGGTGTGCTAACGGTGCTTGGCTTCTTCACGCCACTTATCTACATCATTCAACACTATTGATGCATCATGGTCTCCCTCACGAGGATGTATGACTACCACAAAAAAGAGCCTTGCCACCGTTGTTGCTTGGTGCAATCTTAGAAATATTCGTGTTGAATTTTCTACCATCGACGATGGAACATACTACAAGGAAGAACGTCTGATTTGCATCAATGAAACAGAACCATTGACAGACCAGCTCTACACGCTGCTTCATGAATGTGGACATGTACTAATCGCTGACAAGTCTAAAACAACTGAGTTTCGTTTTCGTCACGGTTATGGCGTAACATCTAGAGTTATAAAGAAACGATTCATTCACCAGTGCGATATCATCGAGGAAGAATTTGAGGCATGGCATCGAGGACGAAAGCTTGCCACTAAGCTTGGCATAAAGATTAATGATGTCGCTTTTTCTAACTTCAAAGCGAGCTGTTTGCAAACATACATCAAATCAGCAGCATCAAGCATCTAAACAAAAATGTGCGTCCTGGTGCAAAGTCGCGCGTGAAGATGATATACTAATACCATGGTGATTGAAACAATTCCCCAGTTCATCTTTGTGACATTCATGATGTGGAGCGCGTGGAACGCCGGCAGAAAACTTCAAAACTTCATTGACTCCTGAGCGTTGCCCAGTGGCTAATCGTTTGACCATGGCTAAAAACTTATCCACTTAATCTGCTGCGAAGCCGTGCAAAGTCGCGCCTGAACGTGGTATTATAAGAATATGAAGATGATCAACAAAACGCTTCCTTCCTCAACACTCCCCTCAAAAATGAGCGTGCGGAGGTTGAAGGTGATCACCTCCGCGTTGAGGGCCACGGCATCGCCCGACGGATGGTTGCTGATGGATCGTTGCGGGGCAGGTCTCAATGTCGGACCATTTGCGACGAGTGACGCTGCAGCTGTGTGGCTTGCGGAGGCCTACACGCTTGTAGTACCTCACCTCAAAGCAAAAGGCACCGGTCGTTCGGCAGGTCAGAAACGTTGGCTCGCAGCGAATCGCATGTGGCTAATCACCTGACCATGGCTAAAAACTTATCCACTTAATCTTTTCTTGCTTCTATGCAAAGTCGCGCGGGAAGATGATATAGTTAAAAGGTAGGAAGAACATGGCAATCATCAAATCATATCGTGATCAAACCACCAAACTTGACGCTTCGAAACTCTTCTTTGAAGGCAAGGTTCTGAAGGTTGAATCGACCCGCGAAGATCGCAACTGGTCGGACACCCTCGACTACAGCGACTTCCGAGCAACCACCTGTACGTGGGCCCTTGTGTGGCTCGGCGAACACGGAGTAGTACCTTCGCGGTATCGCGGTATTACAACCGCTCGACCAATGGCATTCATCGAGGAGGCGGATTGGATGGTACGCCAACCTCTTGCTCCGGCCGAGCAATTCGCATGGATCGATTGCACCAACCTGTTCAGCGACCGGCATGGTTATGCATTGCTTGCCACCGTTGACGAAAACTGGAAACAAGCTGCGTTTGGCGGCCCGGTCATGTGGGAGAACTATCTGTTGTGGCAGGCTGCGCAGGAACAACTTAAGGTTGATGCCAGCAAGGCTTTTGACGAACGCTTAATCGCGGAAGCAAAGCTTAAGGCTGCAGCCGAAGCAAAGGCGGCGGTGAAGACAGCAAAAGATGCTGCACTTAAAACCGTCGCAGAAGGAATGCTCGCACGCATCCCTGCCAAAGGCACGACCGTCACCATCAACGGCTTCACAGGCAAAATCTTCTGGACCGGCGTTTCAAAATATCGCAACCAATGGAATGCTAATGCCGGTGTCAAGGACACAAAAGGTATCGTCCAGTGGGTCTCGGCTAGCGTGTTCTGATCACCCAGGTGCCTCTAGGATGAATCTTTATCAATCAACCTATGGCAACATAGGCTAACCTCACAAGGTCACGCCTCGAGCCTTCTGGGAACCTTACCTACCATGGCTAAAAACTTATCCACTTAATCTGCTTCAGGTTGTGCAAAGTCACGTGGAAGAATGATATATTAAGACTATGGGAAACGAAGCAGCAAAGAAAGAGGCACTCTTCAAGATCGAATTCACAACGAATGAAGGCGACACTTCCTCAAAAACTCTTCCAGCAAATCAAATATCAACCGAAGCTCTTTTCCTCAGCGGCAAAGGCTATCACGACATCCGGATCTGCTTCATTCCACAGTGATCACATGGCAAATAACATGATGGCATACAAGTACTTCGTTGGCTTCAACTTCTCCAACCTCGAATACCAAGATCAACACGAGGTCCGCAAAGGCATCAACGAAGGCTATCTACGCCTGGAAACCCATACGCGTATCATTCGCGAGGCTTACACGGTTCCTCACGCAAGTTCATTCAAAGCTGCGATGCAAAGTCGCGCAGGAACGTGATAGTATAAGAAGGTAGGAAACAGCATGGTAACACGCAAAGTAACGAACAAGCTGCTCGAATTAATCGATGAGGGTGTCCTCGACCCACAGATGGTCATCAAAGCATGTCTCTGTTATATGTCGGAAGATGATGTTGCAGACATGGCGCATACCAACGAGCTTCTTGAAGAAGAAGAAGAAGAAGAAGAATCCGCCGTGTGACGCCGGTGCAAAGTTCACCCCTGAAAGGGTATAATAAGACTATGAAGCTGACCAAGAAACAAGCCCTCAAGATGTTCATCGAGATCTACGCCGGCCCGCACGGGGACGTCGTCTGGAAGCGGGAAGCCTGGAACAACCTGACGGACTCCCTGTGCAAGGAACGGCAGCTCACCGAACGCCAGTACAACACCTGGACCAACCCATTCTGAATGCAAAGTCACGTAGGAAAGGGGTATAGTAAGACCATGTATAACGGCACCAAACGCCAGTCGCTCCAAACCTCCAACAGCAGTTTGAAGGCCCGTCTGCAGACGAAACAACAGTCCGAGGAAGCCCTCACGTGGCTCGTCACCAACATCATCATCAAGACCATCCTTCTGGCAGGCATCGCCACCCTCACCTACTTCTGTGGCCCCAAGGTCGGCCTAGGCACCCTCGCCTTCATCTGCTTCTTTCTTTGATCACCTGTGCAAAGTAACACTCGAACGTGATAGTATAAGAAGGTAGGAAACAACATGTCAACACGATCTTTCATCTGCAAGTCCCTTCCTAATAACACTGTTGTCGGAGTCTACTGTCACTACGATGGTTACCCGAGTGGCGTCGGCGCAACGTTGTCGACCCATTACGCCACCACTCCCCGCGTTGATGCACTCCTAAGCTTGGGCTCAATCTCTCAACTTCATCCTCGATTGGTGCCTGACCTCGGCGATACCCACACGTTTGATAACCCAGCCAACAACGTCACAATTGCTTATCACCGTGACCGAGGAGAAGCCATGAGCTCAACGACCTTTCCTTCCCTCGATGTGATGGTGGCAGACGTAGCGGATCAATTAGGCGTCGAGTTCGTTTATATATGGGACGGCAACGAGTGGGTTACCATGGATCTAACGTTGAATGCAGATTTCAGTTTTGAAACTGTGCTGAGCGACTAAAACACACGGCAATAAACAATAAAATCTAGCGAGAACAAATGCGCGATTGTATCCTCTGCGGCGGATCTTTTAACCCCCACTCCTTTGCAAAAAGAAATGCGGGTGGCAAAATCAATAACTGCCCAGATTGCTCTGATGAACCTACTGTAAAATACCTAGGCCTATCAGCCGGCGACGGCAAACAAGCTAGCCTCACTGTCCTTAAATTTGAATCACACGCAGATAGGGAAGAATATCGCCAGGCTTTCTGGGTCAACAGCGGCATGATGGTAGGAAAATCTTGTCAACTAGGCATGCAAAAGCCTACACCCAATGTCAGGTTTCGTACAATGTCTCAAAGCACAGCCACAAACCACAAAGGCAAAGCAGACTAATACGTCCGGACAAACTGGAGATACACATATGTTCTCATATCCGCTACGACGTATCCCACGATCACCAAAACAATATGCACTCATCCTAATATTACGGATAAAGGCAAGACTACCAAAACGTACTACACTACGCTCCCCCATCAACTGATATATCCACGCCAAATATATGACCACCGCCAATACCAATAACACCCCAGATTATCTCGCCACAACTCGCTGCGACTCTTGCGGCCGCACCGGTCCAGCAGTAATCCTATGCGACAACAATCACAACGGTCAACGTGTCGCCGCCGAATGCGCAGGCTGCAATCCCACGGCATTCGAAGATCAAGCTCGCTACGACATTGAAACCTGGCTAACAGGCGGACAAATCTACCTAGGCGTCCCATCACTCACCTAATACACCATCGACAACCTACATCGGTCCAGGAATATTATGCAACCTCACGCCATGTGGACATCAACAATCGACTATACTTTCGCCTACGACGACGTCATCGCAGCTGCTCTCTACGAAATAGAACTCGATGACAAACGTTTAGTCCTTATTCAACCCGACATCTTCTCGGCCTGGACCGGCCTTCGCTTTATCAACGGAACTGAATACCACGGCCCAATCTATAACATCGATACTAACGTACACTACACTGGCCCTAGACACTGCCACTGCCAAATCTGTCAAATGCATACCCTGCATATCCATCGCAAAAACTAACATCGCAACATCATCTTACCTCGCCGGCAACCCGGGGCCCCGGCCTACTTTAAACACGCATATATCAACTCATAGGCCCCCTAAAACAGCCGCAAATACACGGGGCCCCGGCCTATATTAGGCCCCTATATGGCCCCGAAAAATAGCTTAAAAAGGGGGGGCCCCCCCCGGTCAAATGGCATCTTTTGCTAGCTTTTTCTGGAGGGGCGGGCGCTAAGTCCGTGTAAAAAATTTCAGGAAAGTTTTCTGGAACTATTTCGATATTGCTCTCAGCACCCATGAGGCCACTATACGCGTAAATCCGACAGCTAAATTGTTCTTGACGGCGCGCTAGCCGTAAAATTTTCCGGAAAAATTTTGGTCAATAAAATCGATATCTCAAGCTCCTTGCGGTTAACCATGGCTAAAGTTATTCCTCTAGCGATTAATCGAAGAATCATCGTGAAATTGTTGTGTTGTATACGAATCTTGCGCAAAACCTAGGCGTTACTAGGCTTCAATGATTATTGATTACATCCATGATGAAAAGATATTACGTGTTTGTTGACAAGCGAGTATAAAGGCATCGCCGAACAGGATATATTAAGAACTATGAAGACCGTGTATCAGAGCCTCGCCGCGTAGGTGTGGTGACCTACGAAAGGACATGACAATGAGAGGAATCATTTATGGACTTTTAGTTTGTGACATTTTTGTGGCGGCCACTCAACAAGTTGCATATCACATGAATGTTCTTCAGGATAAATACAAGAAACTCGCCGCCGACTATACGAAGAAAAAAACTGCTATTGGCATTAATAACATAACTGTTTGGCTAGAGAAACGATCGTATATTGATACTAATGGGTACTTTGTAAAAAAAAGATCTGGGTCTTTAGGCGCGCCCAAACTATTTCCAGTCGGATCCGTCACAAGTACGAATCCAGTACCAGCTCCTCGCGTAGAAAATAGTGCCTACTCTCGAGGAGTAGAGGTCGATGTTAACAATATCAATATTGGCGACTAACATACATGGATAATGGATATGATTGATATAGCATATGTCGTGTTGCTTCAATTTCTAGTAATTCTCGTTATATTCGTAGCTCAGGCGATGTACACGAAGAGTCTTCTTGCAACATTTCGCAAACAAATCTATAAGGATGTGGCGGATTATCTTGTTGCACAGACGGGCAAAGGGAAGAAAGGTATGTTGCGAGATCTCGGATCGCCGGCGATCAGTCAAAGTGTGTTGCGTTTAATTCGCAAAGAAGATAAGCATTAAACAAACGAGAGAATATAGACTAATATTAGAAACAAGATATGATATTCCGACTTAGCTCAGTTGGTAGAGCGACGCACTGTCGTAGGCAGCGCCAGGAAGGAATTCCTGGATGAAAAGACTCGAAATTCAGGGAACCCTTCGCCAAATAGGCATGGCAATCCTGAGCCAAACCGGGAAACCGGGAGGTGCAGAGACTATAATGAGTCCATCCAGAACGGATGATGGGATAGTCCAGACCACAAACGATAATATCGGCAGTAAAAACTGAAGTGGTAAAGTAATGCGTTGGTCCCTGGTTCGACCCCAGGAGTCGGAGCGAATATTTCTCTTAAGTAGTAAATTTGATTTTGCACAATGAAACCTCCAAAGTTAGATTTGCACGGAGTAAGTCATGAAGACGTGCCGGAGCTGGTACATCAATTCATAAATGATAATTGGGGTAAGCTTGAGCTACATATTATTACTGGATACTCCACTGCAATGAAGCGCATCGCAAGGGGCGTTTTAAACATGTATGATGTCGAGGTGGAGGATGGCGATACTCAAAACAGTGGATACCTACGCATTGTGACATGATGGTGCTCTCAGAATAACTTTGATTAAACGTCATACGGTTTATGTGACAGGTTTTTCTTGATTATTCTAAGAGCCCCATCGTGGGGCTGTGATAGATTGATGTTGGTTTTTAGTTTGACATTGGGAATCGGAGGTATGTTGGTAATTGGTTGTTCGTATCGATATAGCACGGGTTATTTTGAGGCGAATGAAGTTAGTGATATGGAGACGGTGCCGGCCGTTGGATCATCGAAAGTGGTTGAGCAATTGACGAAGCCGATGCATTTTGATAATAAGAGTGACGCGATCACGACGGGAGTTATATTGAAGCATGATAGAATGAATGCGTGTGATATATGTGGCTCACTTGTGGATTGCCGATGGCAAGACACGCTGTGAGACTCTGGTGTGTTTATTAATCGAAATCGAGACATTGAGATAATGCGCTATAGCAAAATTGATATTGAAAATGCGTGCGAGATTATATTGTCTGTTGGGCGAGTTGTATGGGCGGTGCTTATGATTTTTTCGATTGTAGGTTTGTTGTAAATCGCGGCCGAAGCAAACGTAGCATTATATACATTTATGATATAAGCCCCAGCGCTGTGATGTATCAAGATGGTGGGGTTGCGTTGTATATTGACGTTGTCAAATAGATATTTTTATGAAGTTGATAGAAGGAGTCGATTGGTATAGAGATCCAGCCAGCGGAAACGCGACGTGGACCGCCGCGTATTTAATTGATCGCGGGTATTGTTGTAATGGTAGTTGTCGACATTGTCCTTATGATGACAAGGGTAACTTAGTTGATTCGATTAAGTTGATTGATGTAAAAATATGATTTGTGATATTTTGAAAAATCTCTATATTTCGTGATATAGTATGACCATGCCAAACGAAAATGACGATGGAGATCGGGATGATTTTAATGAGATTGCAGATAATATATCGAATGCCTTTGAGCGTTATGAGTTAGCGATGCACAATAATTTGTTGCAATTTAAAGAAGACTTAATCGAGGCGTTGCTTGGTGGCCATGATGATGTGGATGATTCTGGTGCTCATTGAATTTTGTGTTCCGTCGATATCGATCCGTGATGCTAGAGCGCCCCGGTAAAATGAACGAATATATGTGCTGTATATCCATGAAAAGATTAATCGAGTGATTGTTGGGGGCATTTATGTTGTGACTGGTGTGTCTTTTGATATGTTGTTGGTATGAGTGCATATAACTTTTGGTATTTCTAGATTGGTTGAGTTATAGTTATTGAAGAAATATTGATAGGTGTGAATAATGGGTAGAGGCCAAGAGCGAGAAATTGTTGAAGAGATGGCAGCTTCGTTAGTGGATTCCGTTGTTGAGTCTATTGGAGGTAGTTCTCTTGCCGTTACTGATGAAGCGTTACGATTATTGGGTATTGCTGATGGAGAGGAGATGATGTTGCCTGATTCTTTTGATGATGATTCTTTTGCGGGAGAATTAATTGCGGAAACATTATTAACCCGGCCCGAAGTTATTAATGCGTTGGTTGCGTTGGGGACGTTGTTGGTAAAGCGTGTAAAGATGTGCGAATGATGGTGTGGCGTCGAGTATAGATTATTGTTATGAGTTATAAATTGCGCGATTTGTATCGAACTTTATTTGAGACGGCTGCACCGTCTGAGGTAAATATTTTTGATTTTGATGACACGTTGGTTCATACGACATCTCGTATACATTTAACGACGAAAGAGGGGAAGAGTATAGAGTTAACTTCTGCCGAATATGCTGTATATCGTCCTGTTGAGGGTGATTCGTTTGATTTTTCTGATTTTGAGTTAGTTGATGGTGCGCAACCGATCGCTCACATGATATTGAAGTTGCAATATGCGATAAGAAATTTAGGCTTGAACAACGTTTTTATTTTGACTGCGAGGAATTCCAGTAAACCGATCTCGCGATTTTTAGATGGATTGGGTGTTAGTGGAATCCGCGTTGTTGCTTTGGGTAGTTCTAATCCGCAACATAAAGTTGATGTTATTCGAGATGAGATCATTAAGCGTGGTGTACAGATAGTTAGATTTTACGATGATTCGGCGAAGAATGTCGCTGCCGTTCTGGCGATGAGACAGGATCCTGCGATTCCAAGAAGCGTACAGATTATTGCGACTAGGGTAAAATAAATTATGCGACAGATTACATTGACGACTGTTGTAAGAAATCAAACGACATTACCAATATTGTTGAGAATTACCGACGAGTTAGTTGCCGCTGGGGCATTAACGTCTTTAAGAGTTGTAGATTTGACGATTGATGATTTAGGAACCGAGCGCTTGCGAAGTATGATACCTGTCGATGGTAGCACGGATTCTAGAATAGTAGCCTTAGATAGTGACAGATTAAAGCATGTTGATCCTTCTGCGTATGTTTCCACAGGAATGACTGATTATCGTTATAAGGCGACTGATTTTTGTTTGGTTGCTGGAGGAAGAGAAGTTAATATTATGACGCGAGGGGTTCGTGGGTCATATATTGCGATTAGTCCAGATGGAAAGACTAGCGGTGGAATTGAGATTGGACTTGAAAAATCTCGATGTTTTGTAAGAACGGGGCGTGGTGGTGGTACGCCGATTGTTTCTTTAGATGTTTCTGGTATAGTCGCCGGTGGATTAGGTTGGCGTGGTGTATCTTTGCGAGTTAATTCTAACGATGAGTTATTGATTGAGTTGGATACGGGTGTTACGATGACTACTCAATTGAAGTTAGATGGCAGAGCGTTTATCGTGAGTGTTTCTGCGCCTTCGGGAGGATCGTCTGATTTTGTAGTTTCATATTTAAGTCCTAAGAACTTTGAGCATGCGTCTTTTGTTGATAGGGCTTATGTTTCTTATTTTACAGTTTTGCCAAAACCTGTTAGTGAAGGCATAGAAGTTATTTCTGATATTGATCTTGTTTATATTGACAAAAATGGATGGCAACGACTTATTGATGAAAAAAGTATTCCTTTGATTTTTGGTGATCCAGCGTGTAATCCGACGCTTCGCAGGTTGGGCATATTAAAAGAGTCGACGTCATTGAAGCAAGTTCATACTAGCTTTTTAGATCGGTCTAGAACTATCACCCAGCGAATAGAAGATTTAGTTTGCCGAGAGATTCCTACTTCAATTATTTCTGCGGCGAAAGTTAAATTATATGGTGGCGGTCCAGCGATGGGTTTCCCTGCATTAATTTGTGGATTACATGCCGACGTGCTTCAAGACGTTGAACTACTCGAGAGGTATACAGCCTTATCAGTTGAAGGACCTCGTGGCGACGTAATTTTAAATAAGGGTGATGACGTATTGGCTTATTTTGATATTTTATTAAATTCAGCTGGTGCGGACGCGTTTTTGCTTGAACTTGCGGAAGCGATGCCAAAAGATAAAAAGGAATTTCTTATTAAGATTTTAAGTGAGCGATTGTCTTAATTCGGGAGATGACCACGCGAGGGTTGTCGCCAATTTCGCGGATGACAAGAGCGTTGATATGAGGCGATTCTATTGATAACGAAGAAATTTTAATTGTAATTTCTTCTGTTGGTGCAGTGAATACTCCGATTGCTATACATCCTTGTTGTCTATCATAAGCGATTTGATGATTTCCTGGATTCAATGTAATTAGAGGAGACACTTTGTTTTTCTCGTCAAAAAACGCGCAATTAATTTGATAGACTTTGTCTGGCTTTAGATTTTTGATAGTTAAATCTAGCCATTCTTCTTGTGGCAGATTATGCGCCGTGGCTCCGAGTGACATTAGCGATTTAAAGTTATCTATTGTTTGATCGTATAATCTAAAGAATGGTCCATCAACGATTTTGTGTGTTCTACCTGTTGATGAGGCTAGATTTATATTCGACGATGTTTTGAAAAAGCAAAAAGAGATATCGAGTATTGATATCGGACCTTTTATATTTGAAGCGTATGGGTCACCGAATATAATTGCATGTACTAGAATTCCGTCAGATCCGACTAGATTTTCTGGGCTTAAATCGGCAGTCACCCAGTCTATGCTAAGTGACCGTTTGAATTTAAGTCCGCCATTTCCTGTTTTCCTTAGTCGAGCGTGACCCATTTTATTACTTCTTTTTTGCAGCGACCTTTGCGGCTTTTTCGCCTTTCTCTATAGCGTCTTCTTTATCCATGCCGCTTGCCTTCATACGAGCGATCATAACATCTTCGAAGTCATTTTCGCCATCATCATTAGCATCCTTATCGGCTTTTTTTGAGCTTGCGATTTCCTCGATAGCTTCACGAATGATTTGTCGAAGTTGAAAGAGTCTAATTTTCATTGTTGTATTTCCTTTATTGATTGTAACTATTCTTACGCTATATTATTATTCATGAAGTGAACGAAGGATTGTAGTTTTATTACGCTAATTTAATCTTTCGTTTTTTGAAGTATGGTTGAATAGGATAGTTGTATCGAAACTATCGATCTTTCTTTTTAGTCGTTGATAGTCCCATATCAAGTGCCCACTTATTGATTTTCTCTTTGATGTCATCTGGCACATAAACTGAGCCGGCTGTATATGCTGGATCATCTAGTAATTCGTCATGATAGTTTTCTTCCGGTGCAGAGCCTGATCTGCTCGCATATTCTTTAACGAATTCCCTAATCAATTGTTCAACGACATTGAGCTTTTTATTTGTCACGATAATACATATTATTGAAGATGTATCGAATGATGAATTCGCGCATTTTAAGTTTAGCGTGGTGGCATTGAAGGTGTAAAATGGTCTTATCCGCAGCGATTAAGTATCTACCGAAATCTCCGATTGGTTATTTAGGGATACTATTTTTATTATTCGTCGGATTCTCTTGTTCAATAGATACCAGCGAAAATTCTATCACACCTGAGAATGATATGCCAGAACAGCTTCATGGATCTTATCCGGCGCCATCTTCTACAAGTAGTACAACTCAAAACGACGCCGTTCAAAACCAGAACAGCTTTTGGCAATGTGGTTATGAAATCATCGTTGTTAAGGGTCCTGCCGGCGAATTAATATATATAGAAGTTCCCTTACAATGTGATCCGTTAGCAGACACATACAAAGGTTGCTTCGATGAAACAATGACCTTAAAACAATAAAAAACAAATTAAGCCCAGATTATTAGGGCTTAATTTGTCATGTTTATTTAGTGATCAGTTTCCGCCGGCGCCTGAGCCACCAGCACCTGAGCCACCAGCGCCTGAGCCACCAACGCTAGCTACTGAAGAAGTTTCAGCGCTCGTTGCCCCGCCTGCTGATGCAACCGAACCGCCGGTGCCTCCTGACTCAACACCAGTTGATACTGTTCCACCGCCTGAAGACGAGCTTGCAACCTCGACAGTCGAAGTTGATGAAGAAACAGTCACTGCTACTTCACATGACTCCTCCTTATCGCTGCACGCAGTAAACGTAGCGAGAACGCAAACAATTCCAAATAATTTCTTTAACATGTTATTTTACCTTTGCCCGTTAAACCTCAACGGATAAGACTTCATACTATACGATAAAGTTACAGGTTTACAACATAAAAAGTCTTTTTGTGTTATTGTAAACATACGCTTCTTATGTTATAATTAAAAAATCATGACTTTCCCAGAAAAAATTGCAGAAAGAGAAAGATATATTTTTGACAGGATATTAGCTGGAACGTTTGAAGCGCGGTGGACTAATTTGTCATATTCTATAGGTGGTAAGAATGTTGTGCTTAACATCATGGAAGACGCGTTAAAAATTGATGGTGTTAGAGTTAACGTTTCTGCGACTTTGCAACAACAATTAGCTGATGTTTTTGATGCATCATTAATGACTGCGCAAGTAGCAGATCTAGCTTATATTAATGCGATCAGGCGGATTAATCCGTCGCCGATGGCAATTTCAACATCGAATATTTCGATGATAAAACATTCTTCAAGCACCGACACAAAATTAGCAAAATTAGGTATTAATGAAGGTCTTATTGCTGATCCTGGCAAGCATTGGATTCTTGATAAAAAGCTGGAATCATTGCCTAAACGCGCGTGTAACTACGGATGGCATTTCGCGGGAGCTTCTTATCAAGGCATAGTAGGATTTCCGGTTACTTCGAAATTTAATTCGCTTGGATCAAAACCAGTTAGAGTAATACAACCTAACGCTACTGCGCATGACGTGTTACACACCGACTATTCGCAAATATGTCAATTAGTTTCGCAAATTTGTTGGATTGATGGAATAGAAAAGAGATTTTGCGAGGTGTTAGTCGACCCAGCTTTAGCGTCACTAGTTAGTCATCAAGGGCCGTTAAAGGTTACTAGACAACCCAATGTTTCTCTTGTTAAAGGACTAATTGTAATGTTTCCGACTATTATTTCGAGTAATTTGCCTGTTATTTGATGGAGAAAATATGCCTACGTATGAATATGAATGTGTCGTTTGTAACAATGAATTTGAAGTGCAACAATCTATTAAGGAAGAGTCTGGTGTGGACTGTCCGTCGTGCAAGGTTTTTTGTTGCAATAGGTTAATTTCAAAAAATACAACATTCACATTAAAGGGCGAGTGTTGGGCAGCAGACAATTATTCTTCTTCGCGGAAGGATTAAGCTTTTTTTAATGTTTCTAAAAGAGTTTCTGTGATTTCTAACCTTGGATTTGGTCCAATATCGATTTTTTTATCAAGAGCGAATTTCGTAATTGCTGCCGAAGTTGATGGTCCCCATAGTCCATCAACGCGTATATTGTAGAGGCCTAATTTTGTTAAGCAATTTTGTGCCTCAGTTAAAGATTTTTTTGTCCAAGGAATCAATTTCACTAATGATTGTTCAATAACGGGTTTTACGAACAATTCGCCTTCTGATTTTCTGCGGTTATATAGACCTTGATTTTTTCGAAGAACGCCATTGACTCTTGCTTTACACCAAACTAATAATCTTAGCGGAACTTCGTCGTATTTTCCTTCATTTAATGCTTTGCAAGCGTCTGATTGAACATACACGCCTGTTCCACAATTAAAGCCAAAAGACACTAGCGCATCAAATTGGTTTTGATTTAGCGGAACTTTTATTCTTGCCTTGATTGAGCTTTCGCAAATCTTTACATCGCTTGCGAGGATTTCAAGAGCTTTTTCTTTTGTGATCTCTACATCATTGAGGAAGTTTTCGCCAGGTTTAATTAGATGTCCTATGCCTATTGTTCTGAGTCCGGCTATATCTTTATATGGTTTTAATATACATCCTTCCCATTTTGAAATAAATTCAAGACCGCTTTTTGACGTTATAATTTCATCATTAATTCCCATATAGATCTCCTAATATTAAATAATGCTAAATAATGCAAAAAATCAAAAAACTATGATAAAATTTCCTTATGTCGATTGATAGACGAATGTTGGTGATGGCTGCAAGCGTTGCTAGAGACAATCCTGAAAAATTCGAAAATAGATCTTTTTGTCTTGGTGCCGTTGGTCTTCGATCCGACGGCGTAATTGTTGCAGCAAGGAATATCTCTGCTAGAGATATTGTACCAACGCACCATGCTGAAGCTCGACTCATAAAAAAATTAACGCCAGATTCTATTGTATGGGTGGCGAGAGTATTACGATCAACCGACGAATGGACGACTTCGAGACCTTGTGTTAGTTGTCAAGGTCGAATGCGATCTGCTGGCGTGAAGAAGGCAGTTTATACAATCTCGCATGATGAATGGGGCGTAATAGAATTTTAACTCATGCAATAGCAGTCAGTAATGCAGTAAATTGAAGATAGAAGATAACGAATAGAACATATAGTGTGTTCTACGGGTAACGATTAAATCTATATTTAGAAACGAAACGAGTAACATCACAATGTTTAAAAAGAACAAAAACGTTAATAAGGATTTCGCGAATGAGGCTCCTGAAATCTATAGCATGGACGACATTGCATACACATCTGATGAAGCAATTCACGATAGAATAGATCGTCTTGAAGGTGAAAGGAATCGACTTTCTGGGGCGGGCAGAGATCCATACCTTTGGGAGGTCGAAATTGCATACCTTCGCCGTGAGGATATCATTCGAAATGATAGAGAGCATGCGCATATGGAGTTTACGCAAAGGTCTAGTGGACGAGATTCATCAGGAGATGTAGATCTCAACACTGTCACAAAAATTGAAGAATCTGGTGGTCTCGAAAAGTTAAGCTGATATGTTAGAAAACTCTTCTAAAACCGTGATTTCGAGTTATTTAAATTCATTACGTTTATATCCACAACTTGAACATAATAAACTAATTGAATTATTTCAGGTTTATGAAAAAGGCGGAAATGATTCTATTAAAGCTCGCCAAAAGCTAGCGCAATCCAATCTTAGACTTGTCGTTTACGTTGCCAAAAAGCAAAAAAGCAAAGATATTCCGCTTGAAGATCTTATTCAAGAAGGAAATCTAGGTTTACTTAAGGCAATCGATCGATTCGATTGGCAAAGAGGATTTCGTTTTTCAACCTATGCGACTTGGTGGATCAAACAGGCAATTAGTCAATATGTTTTAACGAGAAAAAAAATCATTAGATTGCCTGCTCACGCTATTTCTGCGCAGAAAAAGATGTTACTTGCGACTGATTCATTCAAGGAGATGAATGGATATGGACCATCTTCTGAAGAATTAGCTGAAATGATTTCTGTTTCAGAAACAGTCGTTAAAGCTACAGTGCAATCGAGTAGAAGTGTAGTTTCGTTGCAACAACCTATTAGCAACGATGGTTCTGCCACAATAGGCGATAGATTAGAGGATATGAATCCTATAGTCAATCCTTTTGAGTCTTTGGCGAAAAAGGAAATGATGCAAATTGTTAAACGAGTCATGTGCGAATTGTCTACAAAAGAAGCAGCTATTTTGCGATTGCGATTTGGTTTATATGATGACATTTCTTCCGAATCGTATCAGGTGACCGACGAAGAAGCAAAACTAATTGCGTCAGGAAAAGGGTCAATGTAATGTTGCAATTTGCGCCTATCGTTTTAGGATCGATAAACGTTCTATTGTTAATAATGATTTATCGAAAAACGTTATTAATGGCGAATTTAGGTTTAGATCGAAGGCAGGAATCTCTCACACAAAAGAGCGAAGAATCTAACGTTCAAAACATTTTAAGTAATCGTTTATTAGATATTCAAAATAGAAAATATTCAATTAAAGCAAATCTGAGAAGAGAAAATGACATCTAAGAAGGAATCAAAAGTTACTAAAAGTTATGCGACTGTTCTCGACGAGGAAGGCATAAATTATCGTGAGATTGCTGAGATCATGTCAGAAATCGGATTCGTAATGAATCACTCCTCAGCAAGAAACTATATCCTACGCGTGATGACAAAGTTTGTTGAAGGTTTCGATAAAGAATGGGATATGAAGTTATCACCTGACAAGGTTAAGTTAGCTGCAACTTCGCCACAATTTCAAAATGTAATTTCTGATCTTTTGCACAATTTAGAAGCAACTAGAAAAGAAGAAATTACTTATTAAGACAAGTATATGGCAAATTTTAAAATAAAACGACTACCGCAAATTAAATTAGTCGATCTATTAAAAAAGCGGAAAACAACACTAAAGCGATTCGTAGATGATTATGGAATTGTCACTCACTCGACGTTAATAACAAAATGTGATAGTATGGGTGTTTCTCCTCCTTCTGAAGCAGAGTTCAAAAAAATCGTTAATGTAGCAATTTCTTCTCCGCAAGAAGGAATAGTTGTACTTGATTCCCCAGCGCTTCTAAGCGAAAATACAGGAGAATTAATTATGGTCGATGACATGGGAGGCGTTCATTCATTATCGAAAAAAATATTAGAAATTTTGCCAGTGCAACAAAGTGTAGATGAAACATTAAAAAAAAACAAAAATCCAAAAATAGATGAAAGTACATTCGTCACTTCTATAGGAACGCTTAATATCGAAACTTCAACTTTCGGCTTAGGAGAAACGACTAGCGTTGAGGACGATATTGATTCTTCAGCGCTTAAACTTTCTATGTTAAAAAACCTAAAATGAAATGCAATCTTTTCGATAGACATGTTATATTAAATATATGTCATCCATCATCGATGTTCTCGAGAAACTAGAATCGGATAATTCTCGTCTATTCAAAGAGGAACTTTTAGAAGTTTATAATGACGATCTTTTATTAAAGCGAGTTTTTACTGTTGTTGGTGATCCATATACCAATTTTTACATCAATAAATTTAAAGCTCCGGAGCCTCTAGAAAAATCTACGATATCTGATAATGATGCCATTATGGCTTTTATTGAAATGCTTCATGAGAAGCTTTCTACTCGACAAGTTACTGGGAATGCAGCAAAGCGCCTTGTCGAAAGTTTTTTTGAAGGAATCGATGCCCGGCAGGCAAAGTGGTGTCAAAGAATTTTGCTAAAAAATCTGCGGTGTGGTGTTCAATCTTCAACTGTTAATAAAGTTTGGCCTGGAGCTATTACAAAGTTTTCTGTTCAACTTGCGGAAAGCCTAACGACACGCCACGAAAACGGGAAAGGAATCATTATTGAAGATAATGTAAACTATCCAATTCGTGTTGAACCAAAGTTGGATGGCCTTAGGTGTATTGCTGTAAAGCACGAAGGCACGGTAACGATGTTTACCAGAAGCGGAAATGTACTTGAAACTCTTCCTAAAATTAAGTTAGCGTTAGAAAAAGCCCAATGGGACGAATTCGTGCTTGATGGCGAAATTATGGGAGAAAGCTGGAATGAATCAGCTTCTATTGTAATGTCTCACAAGAAAGGCAAAGACGATTCAAGCATGATCTTTCATGTTTTTGATGCAATGCCATTTATTGATTGGCAAGATCAAGTATCAGAACTTACCCTTACGAATCGTGTAGCACTTGTTGGCGAGCTTGTTACAAAATGCGATAATCCTGTAGTTAAACAAGTTCCAGGCCGATTGGTAAAGAACCAGGAAGAATTATTAGGAATGTATGCGTCTGAGACCAGTGCTGGATTCGAAGGCGTTATGCTAAAGGATCTTGATGCTCTGTATCTCTTTAAAAGATCTTCTAATATTAAAAAACTGAAACCAACAATGACATTTGAAGGAGTTGTTGTAGGCCACTATGAGGGGAACAGAGGAACTAAACGAGAAGGTTTATGGGGCGGATTTGAAGTTAAACTACCAAACAACATCGTAACTAGAGTTGGTGGTGGTTTCACAGATAAACTTAAATCTGAAATCAATCTAGATCCCGATGTATGGATTGGGCGAGTTGTAGAGGTAGAAGGTCAGCCTGATCCATTAACTGGTGATGGATTAACTTCTGATGGCAAAATTCGCTTTCCTGTATTTATTCGTGAACGTGATATTCGCGATGTCGATCAAAACTTGCTGAGAATCAAGGATTCAATCATCGATTGATGATACGACACGATCATTAGCTATAAGCGGTTTTTGCTATAAATCAAATTGTAAACCGATATGACACAATTATTACAATAAAATCGCTTATGAGGGCAAGTTGTTGAAATGATTTAGCTATTTGATAGTACTTATTATGCGTCGATCATGACGCACAAAAGGATATTAATTATATGGCTATTACAAAAGTTCAACAAACACAAATCAGTGGTTCACTTTCTTTCGACGATACGCTTGAAGCAGGCGCAGGCTTAGCTGGCAAGGCAAATCTAAAGGGCGACCTCGACGCGCTTCGTTCGCAGATTAAGCAAATCGTTGGTAAGAGCAATTGGTATTCTGCACTTGACGGAAGTCAAGATCTTGCAGATATATACGCCGCTGTTCGCGTATCTGGTGCAAACTCTGCACTTCAAGGTACACTTAGCGTCAGTGGTACTTCAACGCAAGCAGCAATTAATGCGTCCGGCAATTTTGCTATCGCTACAGATAAGTTTACAGTAGCATCTGGCAGCGGTAACACAGTAATTGCAGGTACACTTGGAGTTGCACAGCTAGCACAATTTGCAGCGATTAATGCTTCGGGCGCTGTGGCGCTTTCCTCTACACTAAGTGCCGGCGCTTCAACGCTTGGATCTCTCGGCGTTACAGGTGCAGCAACAGTTGGAACAACGCTCGGTGTCACCGGCGCATCTTCATTCTCAACAGTTGGAGCATCAGGTGCAGTGGTACTTGCCTCTACACTTCAAGCAGGCGCTTCAACGCTTTCATCTTTGACCGTTTCGGGTGCATCTTCACTCGCAACAGTTGGAGCATCAGGTGCAGTGGTACTTGCCTCTACATTAAGCGCAGGCGCTTCAACACTCTCATCTTTGACCGTTTCGGGTGCATCTTCACTCGCAGCAGTTGGAGCCTCCGGAGCTGCTACGTTTGCATCTACGCTCGGTGTATTAGGTGCTTCACAGTTTGCTAACGTAAGCAACTCATTCAACGCGCTCTCTGTTTCTGGTAGCAACGGGCTCGCAGTTGCAGGACCATCTTCGCTCGTAGGAGCAGTTGGTATTACTGGCATATTAAGTGCTAATTCACCAAGCAACGTGATGAATGGTCTTTCTATCACTGGTAGCAATGGACTTTCTATTTCGTCCAACTTGTTAGTTGCTGGAAACGCAACAGTTAACGGCGATCTATACGTTAAGGGTGCAACCACATACATCCAGACTGATAACATGATAGTAAAGGATGCATTCATCTATCTTGCAACTGGATCTGCAGGATCTTCTGATTCTGGTCTCGTATTGTCTAGAGGCGCTGGCGCTTCATGGGATCTTATCATGGGCCAACGCGTCGGCGCAGGCGAAATCGTCTTCGCGAAGCAAGCTGTACAAACAGCTTTTGATTCCCCAGCTGTTATAGCTGCATCTGCTCTCGTTCCAGCATGGATGTCGGTCGCAAAGATCGGTGCTAATGAAGGAACGATGGTTGGTTCTCTTTCTAAGAGCGGCAGCGATTTCCTTGTCGCTGCTGTTGATGCTGGTGCACAACTTAAGCTTCAATCAGCTGGTAACGCTGCAATCGCCTTCGCTTCTGCGGCGCAGGTTCCAGATGCCAGCTTCGCAGCTTCGACTATCGTTGGCATGCTTAATGAGCTTCGCCAAGATGTGGATGCAGGTTCTGCAGGTGGAAATCTTTCAAAGGTTTCTTATGCAGGTAACTCTGCAGCAATCTCCGCCGGTGTGCTTACATTCATCTCTCAAACGTTAGCATCAGCTAATCACAAACTAGTTGATGTCTTCCTTAACGGTGTAATGTTATCACCAGTATATGATCTTACTGCAATCACGACCACCTCGGTTACGTTAGCAGCAGGAATCGCTAGCAGCCTCATGGCAGACGACGTCATCGTTGTTGTTGCACGCGGCTGATAGTTAATGGCTTTTGCGATAGCAACTTAGACTAACAAGTTGCGAGGCTCGGAGGAAACTCCGAGCCTTTTTATTTTTGCATATTTACTTGACAAAATTTGATATTAAATTACTGTACATGAATGTTGAAATGAATCAAAGCGAATTAATAGATAAAGATGTTTTGTTAAAAAGAATTTTGTTTTTGCAGGAAATTATTTCTGAAAAAATAATTCAATTTAATGAGTTGGTCGAGTCTATAAAAAGACATGAAGGTCATTCAATAGGTTCAAAAGAACTAATCGAAAAAACAAGCGATCACATCAAAAAACAACAGATTGTTATTGGAGACATGGTATCGCAACAAAAGACAACGCTTGAAATTTCAAATTTTATTAATATGATTCTTGAAAATGTCAAACTATTCGTTAGTTCGGTTTGCGGCGATGCAGAAAAATTATACTTTTTTAAACAAGGCGAGCTCATGTTTCTTAAACAAGAAATAGAGAAATTAAATAAATTAAAACTTGAATATGAACAAAAAGTTGAAGTACTAGATAAAGAACGCTTAAGCAAAGACGAATCTTGTGTTAATGACTTAACCGTGAGTACATTAAAAGAAAATACTAAAAAATCAAAAGAAGCCTCTATCGAAGGATCTACACAAGACGTCGGCGAAAATAAATTAAAGAAGAAAATAAGACCTGACCAGGATCCTAATACTCGTACAGGTAGAGCCGCATTAGATCTTGCAGCGCGCCGCAAAAAATATGAGAAAAAATTATCTTGAATACGTGGCGGTTATTTTTGAATTTGTAATAGGCGGAAAGTTAAATGTAACGTTCGCTCCGCTAATGATGAAATCAGCCTCAGCGCCGAACTCTTGAAGAATACCATTGATAAAAACCATCAGTGAAGTCGAATTAACAGGTTGATATGTCAACACAAATAGTGTATTAGATCCATCCGCAGTACCGCTTAATCTGTCATTCCACTCGATTGTGTTAGGAGACGAAGACAAAGACATTATTATTTGACCGTCAGCAGCGATAGATGATGACAAACCTGTTCCTGCAGCAAGAAATTGATTCCCTAATAATGTCGTCAAATTTGAGGTTGCCACGTTTTCTGTAAATCGAGCAGTACCCATAACATCGATTGAGCCAGTCAATTCTAGTATATCACAATCGAAATTAAAAGAACCAGATAACTCGCAGCCGTCTACACGCAATGACCCGCTAATAACGACATCGCCTCCGAAGACTGCTACACGGCGACCGGTGCCTTGATCAGAAACTACGTTTTTAGATCCGCTAACATACCAAGTAACGTCTTTACCAATTTCAATATAAGGTGATCTAGACGTGCTATTAGGCGGCATGTAGACAGATTCAACAAGCGAATTAGATCGTATTGCAAGATCTGTACTTTGTTTTTTTCTATTCGACTGCATATTGTGCGTCATGATCGACGCATAATAAATACTATCAAATAGTCAAATCATTTCGACAACTTGCGCTCATAAGCGATTTTATTGTAATAATTGCGTTATATCGGTTTATAATTTGATTTATATCAAATCAAGTTACCTGAATTTCAGTTAATTCAACGGTAATCGTACTTCGTAGAACGCCGCTTACACTAAACGTAGCTGGTGATACAGGATCGATAATAAAAGTTATGTCTGAATTATACGGTGCTAATGAACCGCTGACAGTAATGTCCAAGTCGAGCGTATTGGCATTTGGTAATGACAACGTTGAATTAATATTTAGACGCGTCACAACATTAGCCGTTTTATAAAACAACGCGTCTCTAACAAATACAGCACTATCAGACTGATCTGCAGTATCCGACACGGTCGCCGTGGCTCTTATCGCATATGTCTTATCATTTTCTAATGAAAAGAATTGCGTTAGACTGCCTGCGGAATCGTACCCCTTAAATAGAAGTTGTCCTGCTCCATTTGTCGCCTCGCCGCACCAAACGACTCTCGAATATTGCGTTTTTCCAAGAACATTGTTTATATAGTTCGCTGTAAATCCGCTACTTGCTTGAGAATATTCGCCAAATCTTGTTGTCTTTGAAAAAAGACCTGTTGCTGAAGAACACACTGCGCCTGCGCGTGAGCTGAAGCCTTGTGATAAGGTACCTGACAAATAAAACGATCCACTTTGAGATGAGGAACCATCATTTGAGTTGATAAAATAGTAGTAATCGTTTGTACCGGCTTTTTGAAAGTATAGCGACCCCGACGTAATTTTTGCTGAGCCGCTAACTTCTAACATGTCACCAAAAAAGCCGTCGCCGGAGGTCATGTTTAAAGAACCGCTAATAACAACGTCGCCGGCAAATACTGATCTGTCGGCTATAACGCCTGTGGAACCTAGCGATGCTCTCGAACCGCTGACATAAAAGAAAATATCGGAAGCTATGTTTTCAGCAAAATCAGCTCCAATAACGACAGAGTCCTGTGTCTTCATCTGTCCGCCTGAACCTGATACTATCCAATCGTTGCCTCTATCAAATAGTACCCAATCTTGAGATCCACCTAAAGTCACATTTTTTGTAGCAAGAACCCATTTGGAACCTTCGTTGTATGTACCATCTTCGACGTATACGGTAGCACCGCTAGTCAAAGTATCTCCAGGTACTGCGTCATCTGTTCTTGTCCAGCTGTTATTCGTAAGATCGACTATGTGAATTCCATTTTCAGAACCAGTTGATTGATTTTTTAATAAAATTCTATCACCGTCGGCGAGGGTCTTCCCCACGCCATCAATAGCTCGACTTGCATTGCCAGGTGGCAATGTTACGCTACCTGTTGTCGCGAACCTAACAGATTCTTTCCAATCTAAGTTTGTTGACATAATGCTCGCTTCGCTATTATTGACCCCTGCAGACACGATATCAGGCACCCGCCGCACGAATCCGTAGGTTTTTCGAGTTCTTTGTCTGTCATTAATGATTTTTTTGACAACCATATCTTATTAGCTTCTATCAACATCGAGATTTTTTGACGTGTTTCTTACTTTAAGTATCATTATAGTTTAAAAACTATTATCAAATAGTCGCATCTCAGACCGTGACCAGCGAACTCAATATCAATGTCAATGTTAAGCCTGGCATTTTATCTCCGTATAGATAATCGGCTGCATTGGACACAATGTAAATAATGTTTATCATCATTCGCAACAACTATGATGAAAAAGATTCTATTTGTATTCTGACGCGTTATTTTACGCGTCATCAAAAGTTATAGCTTTTTGTAGAAAAATTTTATGATATAATTTTTATTTTTAGTGTATATTTAGGTGCACCTGAAAAGGTTATATAGGAAGATAAGACAAAATGAAGAATTTAATTGTTGTTATGTGTTGCGCTATTCTTGGTGGTTGTAAGACTCCTGAGCTTAAGACCGAAGTGACTGATGCAGGAGCATCAGTTTCTAGTGTTGTTAAGTCTGACACCGTTGCAGTCGTGACAGTTACGTCGGCATCTGCGACGGTTGCAGAAGCAATTCCTGTAAACGTCCCGGCTAGCAATGCTGGAACAAAGACGACTACAACTACCGAAACGCCTGTTAGAAAGTGAATTTTCGAACAATCTAATAGTATTGATAGATCCTGCAGTAATCGCGGAACGAAATACTCAAAGTATATTTGAGAGAAGCGGGTTCGACTCCCGTCAGGATCTCCTATAAGCAATTCGTGCTAATTCAATCGATGATGATAACGATCATCTCGAATTGTCACTAGACTTTTTATTTTAAATTAACGTTTTTAATCGTCATATTCGTTATCTTGTTCCACGCTGTCAAGCTCTATAATTAATCGTACTAATTCAGACTTTAACTTGGAGCAATTCTTTTTTGCTAGACGACATTTTTCTATTTGACGTTCTATTTCTTTAATTTCTTCAACAAGAATTTCTTTTTTAGTTTTTGGTTTAGGTTCGTCAGCAAGGTTTTGCATATAATTAACTCGTTATAGAAAATATTTTGTCAAATAGTCACGATTATTTAACTGCGATATTGTCCTGTCGATAATTATTAGCGATGGAACAAAAAGACGAAAACTCAAAGGTAATCGATCGTTTCACGAAAGAAGCTGGTTATGAGTTCTTATCAAATTTTTATCAATCAACTATTCGTTTCGAAGGTATGTTATACCCGACCGTAGAACATGCATACCAGGCCGCCAAAACAGTCGATGATAAATTAAGGAAAATAATTAGAAACGCTGCAACACCATTGGAGGCAAAAAAAATGGGACGATGTCTTCAATTGCAAAATGATTGGCCTGATATTAAGGTCGATATTATGAAAGTATTAATTAAAGAAAAGTTTCAAAATCCTTTTTTAGGAGATTTATTATTAAAAACAGGCGTTATGAAGTTAGTTATGAATAACAGGTTTAATGATAGATTTTGGGGCGTATATAATGGCGAAGGCGATAATAAAATAGGCAAGATTTTAGAGGAAGTTAGGGAAGAGCTACGACAAGAATTACTAATTAGCAATAACGATATACAAGTTTTTTAAATTGAATAAAAATAGTATTAAATTTGCTCAAAAATGAAAAATGTAAAACAAGTTATTATTGTGCGAAAAGATCTTAAGCTGAGACGCGCAACTGTGGCTTCGCTAACTTCACAAGCAGCGACAAAGTTTTTAACAGAGAACAACGAATCAGATAGATTAGACGAATTATACGTTAAGTTATCGTACGAAGAAGTCGCTTGGCTTCAAGGTTCCGGTGAACCTGTCATCTTAGGCGTTGAATCGCAATTAGCGATTGATGATTTAATTTTTCGAGCCAAACTATTGGGTATTAGCGTTCACTCAATCACGGGTTCTTATGCAAAGTCTACAGAAGACGATTCAGTTTTATGTGCTGCATTCGGTCCAGACGACGAAGAATTGATTAATAGAATCATGGGTAATTTAAAATCCATTTAGTTGTTGTAGAATCGATATGAAATCGATATGAAGATGATATTCACCCCGAGCTTCTTAAAAAAACAAGAACTATTAAGTCTTATAGAACCACGTAAGTTTAAAATTAATATTTTTAATGAACGTCAGACGCTCAGAAACACGTATCTTTCGATAAGAAGATTAGTAGTTTATTGTTATAGGACAAGATATTTTGAAAAAGATTAGAATAGTCATTAATAAAGGTGCGTCAGGGAAAAAATTTTTTATATTTAATAGTCCTGAATCTCTATATGTGTGGATAAATGATCCTGAGCTTCGAGAAGCTTCTCGAATAGATCCTGATTTAGGATCCGTCGTGACGCTTAAACCTGGCGAAACAATGGAAATAGAGTGGGTAGGCTGCGAATTTATCGATGATGGAGATAATGTTATTAGAATAGATCAGGTAAGGTTAGCTAAAACCATGAAAGCAAAATTGCTATCATCGAATAAGGTTATTGGAATTCATGCTGGCTGGACTACTGAAGATATGATTTCTTTTAAAAAAGGTTCTGATGATATCATTAAAAGAACAAGGCTTACCAATAAATCAAAACACAAATTTAACATCGACGAGATATTCGAGTCTAGAGGCTTATTGGAAAAAGACCCGACTACTCACAAAGATGTTAATTAAGTTATTTTCTAAACTGTTAACATATTACCTAGTGTAGGTACCATCATGGCTTTTTCATCAATAAATATGAACTAATCGTAGTTCATGTTTGTTACCCGCAATGATAGGTACAACCTACAAATGCCCGAATAAGTTTTATTCCGTTGCTATAGAATTCTTCACATTCGTACATGCTGCTATTTAAATCAAAACTACAATCACATGTAATTTTTGCTACAGTATAATTACGCATTATATCATCTTCTTGCTTCATCCCATAACCTGGTATTTCGCATGTTGTAATATAATCGCCATTTTCTAAGTTACCATTAATATTGCACACCCAAATTGCACCTTCTCCAATAGCATTAATAAATAAACGATTGTCTTCTGCACCGCCTGATTCAGTCACACTTACGAATTTACCTATAGCAAATTCTCGGGCACCGTCAGAAACATCTTCTAGTTCTGAAACTACTCCAAAAGATCTTTTATCATTTCTTTGAGATGCTAATTCTATAATAGGTGTAGCATCATTAATTGCAATATTTCTATTATATGCTCCTATAGTAGATCCGGATGTTGGATTCTGGTATTGACCGATCGCTATTACGATTAATCCTACTTTGTTAGAATAATCATCTATATTTCTTGATTCTGGGATACACCTATGTTGGCCTGTAAAATTCATTAGCGTAAAGGCGTTTGCGGTAGCGCTTAGAAAACCTTGCGCGGTTGACGTTGTTGATGAAGCAGTGGTAGTCCAGCCAAACCAGAGATTATCATTACTACCTGCTCCTATAATCCAAGCATTGGGGTCAGCATCAGCATCTTCTATGCGAATCGCGCTTCCATTATTTGTTATAGTTGTCGAAGAAAATGTCGGATCTGATGATTGCTTAATATCCAGCATAGAGCTAGGAGCTCTACTTAAATTTATTCCGACTCTGGTACTCGCTTTAATATAACCTGTACCTGCATTAAGTGTTAGAGAAGCGGCGCCTGTTGTTGATCCAATCGAGATTATATTTGCAGCAGCTCCTGTGCCGATGCCGATTGTTTGAACCGATGTGCCCGTTCCTATGTTTATACTTCTTACAGCGTTTGATGTGCCTATACCCAAGCTACCAGAGCCTGCATTTAAAGTCAAAGAAGAACCGCCATGTGTTGAACCTAGTGTAACAGTTTGATTGGCTGCTCCTGTAGCTATATCTGTGGTTCTTGCATAACCAAAGGTTCCGATATTTGTATTGCCTGTACCGCTATCAATCGTTAATGAACCATTATCAGTGTACAAATTTAAAGCATCACCGCCATTAATTGAAACGATCGAGGCAGCGTTGCTGCCTATCGTAATTGCATTTGCAGCAGCTCCTGTGCCGATGCCGATTGTTTGAACCGATGTGCCTGT